TGATATCGTATCTCCGACATTTTGTCTAACATTAACCCGCCCAACCGGGTGGCCACCCGCGAGGGTATGTCGGAGTTGTTCTGCGGTAACGTGGAAATATGAGCCTAGCCGAGATGCAAGGATCGAGCACCAGCGATTGGTGATAGGGTCGCGAGGTATAATGGGGCGACCAGAAAATAAGTTACTGCCTCGATCATCCTGTTGCTTTTAGGTTAATTACCGCAACAACAAAATGCAATCCACGCAGGGAGACCGGTTCGATTCCGGCAAGTAGTGTAATGGCAGCACACCCGCTTCGCAAAAAGTTTAACCTGTTGATCCTCAAGGAGTATATTATGTCAACATTCGCAAACGCTGTTATCAACCAAGAAGCGCGTACTGAAAATGGTATGAAGGCTCGTGCTAGCACGGCCAGCGCTCTAGTAGACCTGTTCTTCAAGGCAGGCGCATCTCGTGGTAAAGATATCACGAAAGACTTTGTCGCAGCTTATGTTGCAGACAAGAACATCGCTCTGCGTATCGCACAATGGATGCGTGACGCACGTGGTGGTGCTGGTGAACGTGAGTTGTTCCGTCAAGTGCTGAAGTACTTGGAAAAGAACGACAAGGACGCCGCTAAGGCTCTGTTGGCCAAAGTGCCAGAGATCGGTCGTTGGGATGACATCTTTGTCTTCACCGATAAAGAGTTGAAGACTCAAGCGTACACGATGTTGGGTGATGCTCTCCGTGAAAAGAACGGTCTTGCTGCTAAGTGGACTCCACGTAAAGGTGAAGTCGCTCGCGAGATCCGTGAATTCTTCGGCATGTCGCCAAAGTTCTATCGTAAGTCGTTGGTCAACCTGACTAACGTTGTGGAACAAAATATGTGTGCCAAGCAGTGGGATGCAATCAACTTCTCGCACGTGCCATCGCTCGCGGCTGCACGTTACAAGAAGGCATTCAACCGCAACACACAAGAGTACGCAAAGTACGTCGCTGAATTGGTGAAGGATCCAAAAGATCGCACCATGAACGTGAAGGTAAACTCTGGCGCCGTATTCCCATACGACGTGTTGAAGGGTGTTATCGGCTCGTACAAAAACAACTACGATTCTACAGAATTGAACTTGTTGCAAGCACAGTGGGATGCGATGGAAAACTTCATCGGCGATGCTAACGTATTGCCTTTGGTTGACGTCTCTGGTTCCATGTCTTGCCCAGCTGGTGGCTCAGGTGCTACGACCTGTATGGACGTTGCAATCTCTTTGGGATTGTATATGGCCGACAAGAACAAGGGCAAGTTCAAGGACACGTTCTTGACTTTCTCTAGCACACCAGAGCTGTTGCACCTGCAAGGCAACATCGTTCAAAAGGTCCAACAAATGTCAACCTCTCACTGGGGTATGTCGACCGACTTGGTCCGTGCAATGGATAAGATCCTGGATACGGCTAAGAACGGCAACGTACCACAAGAGGAAATGCCAGAAATGTTGATGATCATGTCTGACATGCAATTCAACGCTTGCGCAAAGTTTGACGACTCTGCAATGCAAATGATGGCACGTAAGTTTGAGGCTGCAGGATACGAACTGCCAAAGATCGTGTTCTGGAACTTGAACGCAAAGGACAACGTACCAGTGAAATACGACACTCGTGGCGTAGCATTGGTATCTGGTTTCAGTCCAGCAATCATGGTTGCAGTTCTTGGTGGTGATTCTGAAAAGTTCACTCCAGAAGCAATGATGTTGAAGGCTGTAATGGTCCCACGTTACGATCTGTAAAAGGATCGAGGTCTTGGCTGATGTACCCCAAAACATCAGCCACCTTATTGAAACACATTTAGTATTGGTTTGAATCCCGACACCCAAGTCGCATAGATCAAACGAAGCAGCCTGGTGAGCGCGATGTGAATGTGTTTCAATAAGGTATGCCTGGTTAGCTCAGTGGTAGAGCTCCCTCCTTACAAGTGGGATGTCGGCGGTTCGAACCCGTCACCAGGTACCAATGAATATGTGTGAATGGCGAAATGGCAACGCACGGAGGCATCCGGTCTAGGGTTCGATTCCCTTATTAGCTCGGCAGAGTGAAAATGTATGGTACAAGTGCTGGTTCGATTCCAGCTTCACACACCAGATTGTATGATATATACAACATGCCCCCATGGCAGAGTGGTTATGCGACCGATTCTAAACCGGTTCTGAGGAGAGTTCGAATCTCTCTGGGAGCACCAATTTTATTTTTGAAAGGGTACCATGATGAAGGATCTCAATCCAATTAGCATCTAGATACAAAAGCCTCCGTAAGATTTTCTTTGTGTAATCTGTATTTTAAAACATTTAACAAACAAGGAAAATTTTATATGTGTATCGAACTAAAAATCAAAGCAAAACATCTCGCACTAGAGCCAGCAATTATCCGTCAAGAGGAAGCTAAGCTCAAGAAGAGAATCAAACATCATCGCAGTAGCGATCAGGTGAGTGCCCATTCGTTGGGTTGGAAATTGGACGAGCTGATTAACCATCGCCGAACAATTGTCCGCAACGAAGCGCGTGCAACCCATCTGGCAAGAGCGTATCTTGCAGGCAAGCCTTATAGCTTCGCCGAACAAAAACGCAAACCAGAAACCGAAGTCATTTTTATGTCAAAGATCATTCCACGTGTTGTGGATATGGTAATGAAGTATGGCACATTCGCTCAACGTCACGGAGATACGAAAGTTACTCCTGATATGATTAAGCAATGGGCTAAGTTGTAAAATTAACCGTGGGGCCTAGTTGCCCCACCAATGCTCCTATCGTATAATGGCATTACACATCCATGGTAAGGATGTTAACCAAGTTCGATTCTTGGTGGGAGCACCATATCAAAAAGGGCAACGTGAAGGCCCGTACACGCAAGCCTCTTGTAGTCAACTTGCATGTAAAAGGTGTGCCGGATCACCACAACTCTTGGCCGTTATCGGACTAAACGGCCACCATATTTTTGTTTAGCTGTATTTCAAACGAAAGCCTGAGTTGCTGACGACGGTCAGTGGCAAGGGACGCGATAAGTTATTGAGGAAACGTTGCAAGGGGCCCTGCGTAACGCTAATCAATGATGATGACAACAGAATACCGCTCGTGGAGAGCGGAGATACTCAAAGTGAGTCAGCTAAACAAAAATATGCCCCGGTGGCGGAATTGGTAGACGCGCAGCGTTGAGGTCGCTGTGTCCGAAAGGACGTGTGGGTTCGAGTCCCATCTGGGGCACCACAGAAAGAATATGATGTACAAGATAATTAACAAGGTCGGCGTGGAGCTCAGTGAGTGCCAGACTCTTGCCCTAGCAATGGATACCGCAAAGCGGTTTGGATTCTTTGTTACGATCAAGGGCCCCGACTTTGAGGTGTGCGGCAAGTTCGGCGTAGATGCTGTAGAGGCCGCAACACTTCCAGATGGCCATGATTACACGTGGACGATGCGTCGCGATGAGACGCATCGTAGTTGGAAAAAGAAAAGCACATAATGCGGCTGTAGCGCAATTGGTAGGAGGCAACAGTCTTAAACTCTGTACAGTATGGGTTCGAATCCCATCGGCCGCACCAAATGTCAGATATATACACCATCTCAGGGATGGGAACTAGGCTGGTATCCTAGCAATCACTACCACTGATGCCTTCGGGGTCAGATTTTCATTAACTCGCTTATTTAAGGAGATCACCATGAGTGAACTATTCGCATTACTGCCAAAAGATTTCGACAAATTCTTCGTCGGATTTGATGAACAATTCAATCGCATGTCAAAGCTACATGACGATATGGCAAAACACATCCCCAACTACCCACCATACAACATCAAAAAAGTCAGCGACACTACGTACGTGATCGAACTTGCTGTTGCTGGTTTCGCCAAGCAAGATATCGAGATCGAACTCGCTGATGGCAAGATGGTAGTCAAAGGCAACATCGCTAATGATGAAGCCGACACCGACAGCTTCCTATTCAAAGGAATTGCTAACCGCGCATTCACCCGTTCGTTTGTTCTGGATGACCAGATCGAAGTTAAGAACGCTGAAATGATGAACGGCATGTTGAAGGTGTTCTTGGAACGAATCATTCCAGAGCACAAGAAGCCAAAGAAGGTGGAAATCAACGATACAGATAAGAAGAAGAGTCCTGCAAAGGATACTCGACAGTATCTGACTGAAGACGATAACGTCTAATATCAAAGCCGGCCTTGTGCCGGCTATAATTTTGTCTAAAACTAATATGGGTAGAACCATGCATACAATTAAAGCAGTGTGGATGTGGGTCAAGGAGTTGTTTGGCGGCGTCCACAGACAAGAGATCGATCAGTATCTTGCGGAGAGTGCCGATCAATATGATCTCGAATATCGTATCCGCGCTCTTAGTAGCAAGGGACTCATATGATTCCAATGAAGCTCGTGACAGAACGATCACGAGAACTGGTTAAAACACACCTACAATCGCTTCCCCCACATGACAGGTATCTGCGATTCGGTTCAGTGATGAACGACGAAGTAATCGCCAATTACGTCGATACTACATGGGATAAAGAAGACAACCATTGGTTGGGAATCATAGAAGACGGCAAAATCATCGCTGCTATCCATATTGCGAAGGAAACAGAAGACAAGTCCGAGCTGGGGTTGTCTGTTGATCCGGAATGGAGAGGTCGGAAACTAGGCCAGGCGTTATTCGAACGAGCAACCGTATACTTGCGCGCCGTAGGGGTGAAAGAGGTGTACATGCATTGCTTGACGGAAAACAAGATAATGAAACACATCGCTGACAAGAACCACATGAAGATGTTTTCTTCGTATGGTGAGACTGATGCTGATTTGATATTGCCAGACCACACTCCTGTAGACACATACAAAGAAGCGATCACTGAACAGCTCGCAATTTACGACAATAGCGTCCGTGCAGTCCGAAGCACTCTACGCCACCTATGGAATCCCCATGAATCAGTTTAACATTATCAAGTATTTTGCTGTTGCCTTGTTTGAGGCAATAGTGGAAAGTAAGCAACCTCGAGCCCGCAAGTATGCTGGCTGGTATTAACCTTTGGAAATTAAAATATGAAAATCAGTGGTATTAAAATTCTTCGCTTGACAACAAACGAGGAAGTGATTGGCGACATGACATCTCAAGGCGACACAATCACGGTAATGAATCCGTTCGTGTTGCATCTCCAACCAACAGAAGGTGGTTTGCAAGTCCAGATGTTCCCGTATGCACCGTACGCTGTTGAAAAGTCATTGACATTCAGCTTGGATCATGTGGTGACGGCATTCACACCAGACGAACAAATGATTGGCAACTACAACGCCATCATCAACCCACCAGTACAAGACGTCGAAGTCAAAGTTGCTGACAACGTCGTGAATTTGAACACTGCAAAGTGAAAGAAAAGTTCGTAGACGTGTTCATGGATGTGGCTGAGCGCTTTGCTCAGCTGTCGTCCGCTGTCCGCCTACACGTTGGTGCGATCGTTGTAAAAGATGATCGCATCATCTCCATTGGATATAATGGAATGCCGTCCGGTTGGGATAACCAATGTGAGTATTGGGTGGAGGATGGTGACAACGGATCTGGATGGAAGTCAAAGCCTGAAGTACTACATGCAGAGACCAACGCGATTGCTAAGTTAGCACGCAGCTCTGAAAGTGGACTTGGCGCAACGATGTTTGTTACACATCAACCGTGTCTAGATTGCGCAAAGCTAGTTTACCAGGCCGGAATTGATACTGTATACTACAGACATCAATATCGGGACTCTGCTGGAGTCGAGTTTTTAAATAATGCTGGAGTGAAGGTAATACACCATGAGTGAAACAGTTTACGTACAATACGATTCTCGTAGCGGCGACTACATTCTTCCGTTGCCGGAAAAGATGTGTGCTGATCTTGGATGGAGTACTGGCGATACGTTGGTATGGACAATCCAAGACGATGGCACAATCATGCTGTCAAAGAAGGAACCCAAATACTTCATGGTAGATGCTGTATCATCCTTCCGCATGCGATATGTGGTCGAAGCTGATTGCGCGGAACATGCTGCAGATGTCGTTACTATGAAACAGGCTAGCGAGTTCTCACAAGACCACATGGACGAAATGATTGCATCTGTCCGTCAAGTGAACGAGGCTGAAATTCTGCGTCAATGTGACGTCGATAATGCATATGCGAGCTCATGGACCAACAAACACAAACTCGATGTGTTCGTGACGCGCAAAGAGGACTACGAATAATGGCATTCCACACCAACTACTGGACGTGCAGCAAGTTTGCTGACTGGATCCGTGGAACACCAAAGCCTGGTGCAGCCACTATGGAAGACTGGCAAAGCTGGCGTGAGCAAGCAAAGGCATCTCATCCTATTCGATATTGGATTGCCGATGAACTGCTTGACACTTTACAAGACGCGATCACATACCCCGCTAGGAAGCTGAACGACATTCGATATTATCTCGTCAACCGCTACAGCACACGTTCTAACTCCCTCACAGCTCATCCACGTGACATTGCTCCAGGGGCTTGGTGCGATGTTGGTAACCGATTCCTGCCATGTATGTTTAACGAGCTCGTAGATTTCGTTGAAATCGAGAAGGCATGGATGCAGTGCTGCTGGGGACAAAAAGAGAACCAAGCAAAGTACAATATGCCATGGTGGCGAAACCATTGGTGGTCGCGTCTCGGTCAAACGTGGCGTTGCCCACAGGCTGGATTGGATCACCTTGAGTGGGAAATCAATCTATTGTTTAATGACGAATGGATGGATAAGAACGATCCCAAGTACGGCAAACCGACCCCTCAAGCAATCAGTGCTATGGAGATCAAAGAGCTGTATTTGTGGTGGACAGTTGAACGTCCAAAGCGTCCAGACCCATACGAAGCAAGTGGTTGGACAGCTCTGTGTGCTGATCGCCGTGCTGGTGGTGACTCTGTATGGCTTCCACAAGAGAAGACAGCAAAAGATAGAAAAGCCTCAAAGACAGCTTTGGACAAGCTTCACAAGATTGAAGCCGCATATGAAAAAGAAGATGAGCGAATGATGATTCGATTGATCAAGGTGCGCCAAAGTCTTTGGTCATAATGCGTTGATAGTGTTAGTGAAAGGTTGTATCATGCCTTAGGGTTGGATACAACCTTTCTTTTTTGGAGATTAGATGAGCAAGTTCTATACGAACGTAGCACTTAATAAACGAGACATCCTCGTTATCGGCTACGAAAACGGACAACGGTTCCAGCGCTCGATTGAATATAAGCCGTACCTGTTCGAAACAAATGAAGTGTGGTCTCAGCGCGGGACACCTACCAAATATCGTACGCTGGCCAATAAGCCAGTATACAAACGCGAGTTCGATGATATCTTCGAAGCTCGCCAATACATCAGCAACTTTAAAGACGTAGATGGTAAACACATCTTCGGTCTCAACAACTACGTCTATACGTTCATCAACGACGAATACAACGGTACCATCGACTACGATCCTGCAATGATCAGTATCGTATCGCTCGACATTGAGACGGACTCTGAAGGCGGCTTCCCTAATATGGACACATCAGATAAGGCTGTGATCTCTCTTACAATCCGCAAGAAGGGCAAGTGTGTAGTATTGGGATTGAAACCATACACACCAAAGAGCGAAGACGTCACTTACATCCAATGCAGAGATGAAGCGGACCTGCTCAACAAGTTCCTTACTATCTGGCAATCGAGACAGTATGCACCTGACATCCTTACTGGATGGAACGTGGAGATGTTCGATATTCCGTATCTCGTCAAACGTATCACTCGAGTGATTGGTGCATCTGCTGCGAAGCGTATGTCGCCGTGGGGCAGGATCGAAGAACGGGAAGTTGAGCTATTTGGTCGCAAGACGATCATGTATAACCTCGTAGGTATCAACATCCTCGACTACATGCAACTGTACAAGAAGTTCTCATTCCAGATGCAGGAGTCATACAAGCTCGATCACATCGCGAACATCGAGCTCGGCGAGAACAAGTTGGACTACTCTGAATATGAAGGGTTGCATGATCTGTATGTTCGCAACTTTGAGCTGTTCATTGACTACAACATCCACGACGTAGTGTTGGTGGATAAGCTGGAAGACAAGTGTAAGTTCATCGAACAGGTTCTCGCTATTGCATATGACGGACACGTCAACTTAAACGACGCGTTCACTTCTGTGCGTATGTGGGACATCATCATCCACAACTACCTATTGAACCAAGGAATCGTCATTCCTCTGCAAGAGAAGCAAGAGAAGGACGGAACCATCGTCGGTGCGTATGTTAAGGATCCGCAGGTCGGTATGCATAAGTGGGTCGTGTCGTTTGACTTGAACTCGCTGTACCCTCACTTGATCATGCAGTACAACATCAGCCCTGAAACATACCGCGGCACAATTGACGGTCTGACAGTTGACTCGATCTTGGAAGGTGCATTGAGCCGTGAGGACATTACTGACAAGATGATCAAGAACAACGTCGCTGTTGCTGCGACTGGTTGTATGTTCGACCGAGACTTCCAAGGGTTCCTCCCTCAACTGATGCAGAATATGTACAACGATCGTGTGACATATAAGCAGAAGATGATTGCTGCAAAGAAGCAGTATGAATTGACGCCAACATACGACCTTGAGAAAGAGATCGCTCGTTGCCATAACATGCAGCTTGCTAAGAAGATCCAGCTCAACTCAGCTTATGGAGCTTTGTCTAACATCTACTTCCGTTGGTTTGCTATCCACTTGGCTGAGTCTATCACGAAGTCTGGACAGTTGTCTATCCGTTGGATGGAAAACCACATGAACGTCTACCTCAACAAGCAGTTGAATACTAAGGACGTTGATTATGTGATCACATGCGATACGGACTCGATGTATATCCGCCTCGACACGTTGGTTGAGCAGACATGCCAAGGTAAGTCGACCCAAGAGATCGTTTCATATCTCGACAAGGTGTGTCAGCAAGTATTTGAACCATACATCGACAAGTGCTACGACAAGCTCGCCCACTATGTGAATGCGTATGAGCAGAAGATGAAGATGAAACGTGAAGCGATTGCCGATAAGGGAATCTACACAGCGAAGAAGCGATACATCTTGAACGTGTATAACTTGGAAGGTGTGGCATACGCTGAACCTAAGCTGAAGATCCAAGGCATCGAAGCTGTTCGTTCGTCCACCCCTGCTGCTTGCCGTGCAAACATCAAGAAGGGTATTGCGTTGATTATGAACGGGACTGAGGATGACATGATTAAGTTCATCGCTGATTCTCGTGCTGAGTTCAGGACGTACGACTTCGAACAAGTTGCGTTTCCTCGAAGCGTTCGTGGGTTGCGTAAGTACATGGACTCATCGACGATCTACGGAGCCTCAACACCTATCCACGTTAAGGGTGCTCTGATATATAATCACCTAGTGAAGACAAAGCAGTTGACTAACAAATATCAGTTGGTCGGCGAAGGTGAAAAGATCAAATTCTGCTACTTGATGGAACCAAATCGTGCTCACTCTCCTGTGATTGCAGCTCCTGGTGCCCTGCCACCAGAATTCAAAATCACACAAGACATCGACTACGACAAGCAGTTCGATAAGTCGTTCTTGGAGCCACTAAAAACGATCCTAGATTGTATTGGATGGCGCACAGAGAAACGAGCAACACTAGAAGACTTCTTTTAAGGACAAACATGGCAACGAATATTGATATTGGAGACTTCGACTTCGGGTTCTCCGCTGTAAGCGAATCAGAACTCAAAGCTCTCGAGCGCGACTTACAAGAACAAGTAGCTCAACGTGAGTCGCAGCTTGCTGCTACCGTCGACACATACGAAGAGAAGCTGGCTGCGTTGTACAAGATGGTCATGCCGTTGCTGAAGAACTTAGCAAAGGATGCAGATAAGGATTACATCTTCTGGCCAGACCGTCAGAAGAAAATGACTGCATTCATCGAGCAGGTAGAGAGCATCGTAAATGGTTAACTATATTGCGCTCTTCGTGGCGCTCCTCCTATCAGGAGTCGCTGCGTGGTATTCGATCATTGGATTGACTACAATCTTTGCTGCTGCATTCTGGCCGATCGTCGTCATGGGCGGTTCGTTGGAAATAGCAAAGGTAGTTGCGACGTCCTGGTTGTATAGGAACTGGGCAGTAGCGCCAACGTTGATCAAGTACTATTTGACATCGGCTGTGTTGGTGTTAATGCTGATTACGAGTATGGGCACGTTTGGATATCTTTCCAAAGCCCACATGGACCAGGCCGTTCCTACTGGATCGATACAAGACAAGCTCGGCCTAATAGATGAAAAGATCGCTGGTGCGAAGGAGAATATCAATGCCAATCGTAAAGCACTCAAACAGATGGATGAAGCCGTTGACCAGGTCATGGCCAGATCATCAGATGACAAAGGTGCTGATAAGGCTGTCGCGCTTAGACGCGTTCAAGCAAAGGAACGTCAGCGCTTGGTGTCGGAGATTGAGTCGGAACAACGTATTGTGGGTAAACTATCAGAGGAGCGAGCTCCGATGGCAGCTGAGCTACGGAAGGTCGTGTCCGAAGTGGGCCCGATCAAATACATTGCGGAGCTCATGTACGGCGAGTCGTCCGATGACATACTCGACAAAGCAGTCCGCTGGGTAATCATTCTGATCGTTGCAGTATTTGATCCATTGGCTATTGCGTTGCTACTTGCCGCCAACCACGGGCTAAGAAGTACTAAAGAGCCAGAGTTTGTTGAGGCAGGTCCTGAAATTGATACAGAGCCACCCTCGCCACCAAAGAAGGTAAAGCCTCGCAATCCTGTAGAACCACTATGGGTACGCAAAGCTGTCAAGTTGAAAGATAAAAAAAGAAGTGGTATAATTGAGATTGACAAGGATTCGATCACAAGGATGTAACGTGTTATCTTTTGAGAATTGGGAGAACGGCTATGCATATTTCCATAACGGAAACCAAGTAGCTGCTGGTCTCTATGGTGATGGTGGTTTTGAGTTGTTGGAAGACGACAGCGTTCAGAACTTTAGTAATGGTATGCAAGCGTTTTGTTATTTGAAAGCAAAGTATGAGTCAAATTCTTCCCCTCTTAAACAGTCTACAATCGACCTCTTCACGCCTGGAAAAGGAAGCAATTTTGAAGGCGAACGTGGCCGATACATTATTGCAGCAGGTGTTGATCCACGCTCTTAACCCACACATCCAGTTCTTCATTCGTAAGATTCCGAAGTATGAATCTCTACGCGGTCAGGATAGCCGCATTGACCTTGCTACTGCTATCAACATGCTAGGCGGACTGACGCAACGTACCGTTACAGGCAACGCTGCAATCGAATACCTATCCGTCATCCTGGCACGATTGTCAGACGATGATGCGAAGGTGATGGAGCGAATTATTGAGAAGGACCTCAAGTGCGGGGTCAGCGATTCAACTGCCAATAAGATTTGGCCAGGATTGATTCCATCATACCCAGTGATGCTCGCGAGCGCCTATGATGAGAAGCTGGTAGCTAAGGTTACGTGGCCAGCGCTCGCCCAGTTGAAGATGGACGGCATGAGATTCAATGCTATTGTGAAGAATGGTCAATGTGAATTCCGAAGTCGTAATGGTAAATTGATCGACATTCCTAATGCGGTCTTCCAACAACCATTCATCCATATGTCCAAGTACTGGGGTATCGATATGGTATTCGATGGTGAGTTGCTGATCGTGGACGTTGCTGGTAAGCCACTCGACCGCAAGACAGGTAACGGTATTCTGAACAAGGCTGTCAAAGGCACCATGTCAGAAGAAGAAGCAGAACACGTCCGAGCTACTCTGTGGGATGCCATTCCGCTCGAGAACTTCAATGAAGGCGCATACAAGGAACGATACCGCGACCGTATTGCCAAGCTGTCTAATGCTCTGTCTGATATGCGTGGACTGTCAGCATTCGGCCACTTGGTCGACCTCGTCAAACAAACCAAAGTCAACGACCTAGACGAAGCACAAAAGGTATTCCTCAAGTACCTAGACGAAGGTCAAGAAGGTATCATCCTGAAGGACTATGAGAGCATCTGGGAAGACAAGCGCTCCAAAGGTTCAATCAAATTCAAAGGCGAATTTGAATGTGACTTGAAGATCGTTGGATGGGAAGAAGGCACAGGCAAGAACGTCGGTCGCCTTG